ATCAGGACATGCTAGATTCCCAAACAGCTCTTGAAGTTGCGCAAGATGCTCTCCTTGCAGCAGCCGATGCTGTAACAGCGGCATCAATATATACAACCACATACCACTACGAATATGTTGGAATGCCAAAGTACTATGTATCGGTATCTTTCTTTAGTACACAAGCATACTTTAACGATATTCCTGTAACTCTTGGGACTCAGTACACAAGAGGAGTGTGGAAGGAAACTATCTATGCCTTTGGGCAAGTAGACTTATACGAAATAAGAGAAAATCTCAGAGATGAGGGAGCCTACACTGCGGCTGTAGTAGCCTATGATGCAGCAGTAATAGCTAGAGACTCTGCCCAAACTGATCTCACTACAGCGGAGAATGATTTTGATACAGCACTCGCGGCAGTACCTCCTACAGATCAAGTGTATAAAGATGATCGATGTGGAAAGAGACTCACTAGCTGCAAGATTAGATTCGGGGCAAACAACCCTCTTCCTTTTGGCGGGTTCCCAGGTGTGGGCCGATGATTCAATTAACGGAAGAAACTAAGCAAAAGTTTTTAGAACACGCTAATCGAGAATTTCCTAGAGAGGCCTGTGGCCTCGTATCTGTGGAAAAGGGAAGGCAGAAATACTATGAGTGCAAAAACATCGCAGAAAGTGATAGCGACTTTATTCTTGATCCCAGAGATTATATTCGAGTCGATGATCTCGTTTCTTCTGGCGCTGGGGATATTGTGGCTGTTGTCCATTCCCATCCGGCTACTAGTCACATTCCTTCTATGGCTGATAAAGTAGGATGTGAACAGTCAGGAGTGTCGTGGCACATATACTCTTTCAAATCCCAAGACTGGTTTTCTTTTGCTCCAGTTGGATATAAAGCCCCGCTTATCGGGAGACAATACAAGCACGGTGTATTTGACTGCTATGCTGCCGCACAAGATTGGTTTAAAGAAAAACTTAGTATCACCCTCCCACACTATGATCGGGAACCTCAGTGGTGGAAGAAGGGCTACAACCTTCTGATAGACAATTTTGTAGATGCCGGATTCTATGAGATCAAAGACGGATCAATAGAAATTGGAGATGTCATATTTTTTACGATTGGAAGCCCTGTGGTAAACCATTGCGCTGTGTACATTGGAAATGATCAGGTGTTCCATCAGCCAATTAATAGATTATCCAGTAGAGAAATCTATGGCGGATGGTTGAAGAAAAATACTAGAATGGTGATAAGGTATAAAAATAAATGAGAAAGATACTTCTATACGGAGAGCTTGGGAATCGCTTTGGGAGAGAACACTACTTCTCTGTCCGTACTGCGTCCGAGGCCATCCAAGCAATGTGCGTAAACTTTCCAGGATTTAAAGCAATGCTTAGAGATGCCCACAAATATGGGGTTGGATTTAAAGTATTTGTAGGAAGGAATAGTTTATCAAAAGAAAGCGAAGCATCTCTCCCATCTTCTGAAAAAGAAACTATCAGAATAACCCCAGCAGTTTTTGGGTCTGGGGCAGTAGCAAGAATATTAGTAGGAGCTGTCCTTGTTGTGGCTGGGATATTGATAACACCTCTTTCTGGCGGAGTAGGATCATACGCTATAGCAACTGGAGCAAGCTTGATTTTGGGAGGAATAGCCCAACTACTATCTCCCTCCCCAGAGCCTCCGAAAGCAGGAGATGTATCAGGGAACAACCAATCATTTATTTTTAGCGGCCCTCAAAACGTATCTCGCCAAGGCGGAGCGGTAGCAGTCGGATACGGAAGAATGATGGTAGGCTCTACAGTTATTTCTGCTGGCATCGAAAGTAGTGATCAATAATGAAAAAGTATAAGAGACCAATCAGAGGAGCAGGGGGAGATGAAGACAGCGGCGGAACACGCACCCCTGTTATTTCTGCTGACTCCCTTCGTTCACTAGCCTTTTTAAATATCCTAGATTTAATTTGCGAGGGAGAGATTGTTGGTCTCGTAGACGGATCAAAATCAATCTACCTAAATAAGACTCCGCTACAAAATGATGATGATACTTACAACTTTCAGAATGTAGAGTGGACTCAAAGAAAAGGTACTCAAGACCAAGACTACATTCCAGACAATCCTGCCTCTGAAAGAGAAGTCGCAGTATCCGCAGAATTCAAATACGGCGATCCAAACACAGGGCCACAGCCAAGTAACACGGCTCAAACTGGGACAGCCATTGTTCGTACTATTGTAAACCCAGAAGTAACTTCCTTCCGTGTAAGAATATCTGTACCGAGTCTTCAAAGTTCTAGCCCAACAACGGGAGATGTATACGGAGCATCTGTGTCCTACTCCGTGTATGTAAAAGCTGCGGATGATATTGACTGGGTGAAAGAGCTTGACGACACTATATCTGGGAAGTCTTCATCTAAGTACGAGCGCACAAAGAAAATTTATTTACATGGAACTAGCCCTTGGCTAATCCGAGTTCAAAGAGAGACAGTAGATTCTCCAAACCAATACACTCAGAACACAACTACTTGGGAAAGTTACACCGAGATCACGGATGCTAAACTTACTTATCCAAACTCTGCTCTAGTTGGAATTCGTATTGATGCTACGCAATTCAACTCAGTACCATCTCGTATTTACGAAATGGATTTATTGAAGATTAAGATACCAACAAACTATGATGATGTGACTCGCACATACACAGGAATTTGGGACGGGACTTTCAAGATGTCCACAGGGGCTTGTAATAATCCTGCCTGGGTATTCTACGACATCCTAACAGCAGAGAGATACGGGCTGGGATATTACATTCCAGAAGAACAAGTAAATAAGTGGGCGCTCTATGAGATTGCCCGTTACTGCGACGAACAAATTTCTGATGGGTATGGCGGATACGAGCCGCGATTTACGTGCAACGTACTTATTCCCGGAAGAACAGAAGCATACTCACTTCTTAAAAGTTTGGCATCAGTGTTCAGAGGAATGATTTACTGGGCTGGTGGATCAATAACAACAAGCCAAGACTCTCCAAAAGATGCTGTGTATCTTTTTAACCAAGCAAATGTGATTGATGGAAACTTCACTTATCAAGGAGCCGCTGCTCAGGCTAGACACTCAGTTGCCCGTGTTACTTGGAATGATCCTTCAAATTTTTATGAGTCTACAGTTGAGTATGTAGAAGACCAAGACTCTGTTCGTGAGAACGGTGTAATTGAAACAGAAATTGTAGCGTTCGGGTGTACCTCTCGCGGACAGGCATTGAGAATAGGTAAATGGCTACTGTACACAGAAAAATATGAGAGCGAAGTAGTTTCGTTCTCCACTGGTCTTGAAGGAGTGCAAGCACTCCCTGGAGACATAATCCAAATCGCAGACCCAACAAGAGCTGGCGCTCGTATGGGCGGAAGAGTAAGTTCTGCCACAACAACAGCAGTGACAGTAGATGACGACATAGATACAAACTTAGTTGGGAAACTACTTGTACTGCTTCCTAACGGGACACTTGAAGAAAGAACTATTGATAATATCGTTGGAAGAGTTGTAACAGTACTAGCTCCTTTTACAACTGCACCACAGTCGCAAAGTGTTTGGATCATCAGCACTACTGAAGTTGAACCACAACCATACAGAGTGGTAGGAATTCAAGAGGCAGAAGAAGGTAGATACCAAATCACTGCAATGAAACATTTCCCAAGCAAGTATGGGTTTATTGAGAATGATTTAATTCTCGAAATACCAGATACTACAGTTCTTGATGGATCGCCAGACCAGCCCAAGAACTTGCGAGTAGAAGAGTATCTTTACAGCTCAGGAACAGATGTAAAAGTAAAAGCAACATTCTCTTGGGATCAAGTTCCTCTAGCAGCAAACTACAGAGTTTCCTACTCATACAACGGAGGAAACAGAATCACGATGCCACTCACACAGTTCAATGAGGTAGACATCTTTGATGTACAGCCAGGGATTTATGAGTTCGGCGTTATTGCTATCAACTCATTAGGAAAAGAATCTCCTGAGTCTACAATTACAAAAGAGATTTTTGGTAAGACACTTCCTCCTCAAGACGTAATGAACTTCTCTATGATCCCTAGTCACGGGCAAGCGCAAATTACTTGGGACAGAGCTACTGATTTAGATGTTATCATCGGTGGATATGTACGCATTCGTTGGACTCCTCGTATTGTAGATCAAGAGTGGGCAAACGGAATTGACATCACACCAGCTTTAACTGGTAACTCTACTTCTATAACCACTGGCCTATTGCCAGGAACCTACATGGCAAAGTTTGTAGATTCTTCTGGGAACTACTCTATAAACGAAAAACTTGTTGTTACTACAATGGCAGATATTTATGCCTTGAATAGAGTGAGCACTATCACTGAGAGTCCTGACTTCGGCGGAACCCTCGTGAACATGACTTACGAAGCCACAGAACAGGCTATAACACTAGTCTCTGGAGTTTTGATTGATGATGTTCCAGACATAGATGGGCTTGGCTCCTTCGACTATATGGGAGACATCGTAGCAAACGGCGAATACTACTTTGAAGACAGTCTCGATCTGGGCGGAGTGTGGCCTTTCAAAGTTCGCATCAATGTAGACTTAGAAACATACGACACTGGAAACTATTTCGACCAACGGGCAGATATGTGTGACGACTGGGTATCTTGGGACGGAGATGTGATTGATGCAATGGACGCTCAAGTATACATCAGAACTACAGAAGATGACCCTACTGGCTCTCCAACTTGGACTGTATGGAAAAAAGTTGTGAACGCCGAGTATACAGGATGGGGCGCACAATTTAAACTAATATGCACAAACGATCAACCGAATCACAACATGTACATACGGGAACTGGGAGTAGTTGTTGACATGGATGATCGCACATGGAATTCAGGAAAACTAACGAGCCTAAGCTCTGGAGATTTCTATGTTGATTTTGCAAATGATTTCTTCGTAGCACCAAGCATCGGAGTAACAGCAGAGAACATGAACACTGGTGATTACTACACGATTAGTGGAACAACAGAAGCAGGATTTAATATTTCTTTTTACGACTCATCGGCAACGAGAGTTATACGCGATTTCTATATTCTTGCAAAAGCGCATGGGATGAGATTAACATAAACACACTGAATAAAAGAGGATGGAACTATGCAACACGATTATGTAATTGATAACAATACGGGGCTAAACGTAAGAGCAGACATCAATAATGCACTAGCTGCTATTGTGTCCAACAACTCTGGAGACACCGAGCCAGCAACAATGTTCCCATTTCAGTTTTGGGTAGATACAACTGGGGCAACTACAATTTTAAAAATGCGCAATGAAGCGAACAGCGCGTGGGTTGTGCTGGGAGATATTGCCATAGCAAGCTTCGGAGCTTTGCTTAAATCAGGCGGCACAATG